GCCACCACCACCAGAAATAACAACTGTAGCTTTAGTATAATCTATTCCAGTGTTTAGGATTTTAATAGATTGAATTCTACCAAAACTTAAAACTGCTTGTGCTGTTGCACCGACACCATCACCTAAAATTGTAACTGTTGGAACAGAAGTATAATTAAAACCGGGATCTACAATATCAATTGATGAAATACCTGTGAATGATTTTGGAACCTCTTCAATAAAAACAGTACGCTCGATTCCGTTTGAATCCAAAACATTAAAATCACTAGAAGTTAATTTTTTGGTATATGAGCCTTGCATCAAAGGTACATTAAAATTAACAATATAGTTTCTACTAACATTTAAAGAAGGCACAATTCTTTTCTGAACTCGTGTGATCGTCTCTGAACCAACAATTGCATTTGGTTCAGAATCATTTATTTTTTGTTCTAACTTAGAAGTAACGAAAATAGAAGAAAAAACACTAGTATTGTCTTCTAGAATTCTGGTTCTTATTTTACTTAAAAGTGCATCTTTTGTTAATGCTGTTTTATCTTTTCGATATTTAACTGTGCTAGTTGTAACCAAAAACAAATACTCAGGATCTCGTATCTCTGTTTTAATTGTAGGCATGGATTTAGGCCCAATAATCTCGTCTACAATTCTTTGTTTTTCTGCTTCAGAAATAAAGAAATTTTCTTTTGGTTTTAGTGAAACAAAAACCTTTCCATATGTCGGAGGGATTTCTTCTTCACCACCCCAAACCGCAATAGAGTCTAAATTTGGATAGCTTTTTTGTAGATATGAATTATAATCGTTTACTGTAACTAATCTGTTTTGAGAAACAAACTGAGAGGGTGCCAATAATTTTATATTATCTGTTTCTTCTCGTTCTGCACCACCAGCAGCAGCACTTACATCTGTGACAAAAACAACTCCGTCGCCAATTGAAAATTGAGTAACAAAATCTCTTGCACCATTTGCATCTGAACCTGATGTTGTAAGATATTGGATTTTAACAACATTTCCGTTAGTTAGTTTTTTCCCTAAAATCCCGTCACCAAAATAAATTTGATATTGTGTATTTCTTGATTCTTGTAAGAAATATATTGGAGTTGTTCCATCAACACTGTAAATATCGTTAACTAAATTAAATACTTCTGTGTTAGTATTAGATAAAGACTCTTGAACAATTACTTTAATTGTTGTGGTATCAATATTTGAATCTGGTAGATTGAAGATTGATTTTGGATTACTTAATTCGTCATGGACGTAAATATAATCGACTAAGTTGCCTTCATATATTGGAACATTTTCAAAATAAAAAGTATTATCGATCTTTGTTGATGTGATATCTTCCAACAAAGTAAAAGTATATGATGTATTATCCAAAACCGAAGAATGGAAAGTAGAACCTCTTTCCAAAGTTACAGTGGAAAGCATAGTGTTGCTTGTCTGTGCTTCAATATTTACAACTGCTCTTGCTGCTCGTCTTGAATAAGGAACGTAACCTAAAGTTTTTGCATGTGATACTACAGAATCTCTCAATAATGCTGAATCGAGGAAAGATTCGTTGGCAATCATATTCAAATAGTAAGCATTGTAATGGGTATTGTACGCTAAGACATCAAGTAATACACTTAGACCAGATCCTTCGAAATCATAATCTTGAAATTCTGATTGACTTTTTAAAAAGGTCTTTAAGTTATTTTTGATTGTGTCGAAGTCTAATTCCGTAATTTGAATACGATTAGCCATTTATCTTATTCTTTCTAATAAAAAGTTAACATTAATCGGTCTTGTACTATTTAATATGAAAAATTGAATAGTAACAGAAAATGCGTTTGCATCATAATTTGGAACAACAGTAACTACAGAAACCCTAACTCGTGGTTCAAATGTTCTTAAAACTTCTTCAATTTCCCGCTGCAACATAGTCGCAGTTACAGGATCTAAATTTTCGAATAGAAGTTTTCTGACATTAGAACCAAATTCAGGAAGAAAAGGTTTTTCATAAAGATTAGTTAAAATCAAATTCTTTACAGAATTAATTACTGCCCGATCACCCGTTAAAACATTGATATCTTTTTTTATAGGATGGATCAAAAAATTTAGATCCAAATCCTTGAATTCTCTTACTTCTTTTACTGTTATGGTAGCCATATTTTATTTATATGTTGACATTGGATTGAAAGTAGTCTATCATTTCTTTTTGTATATCACTGATCAATAACATGATATTATTGCCAGTCTTATCCACATTAAAAGCTTCTATGAGATTAGCATATGCAGCTTCATCTGATCTTCTGCTATTGGTTAATGTGCTATAGATTTCATCCAAAGTATTTTGCAAATTAGCCGCATACTCTGTATCCATAACAAACAAATATGGTGGTTGAAAAGGTTCAATTTCATTCGGAACTACATTAGATGAAATTTGAATACACATACTATTAATTGTTTCTGCATAAGACGAAATGTTCAAAGAAATGCTACTATATGAATTAAGCATTATAGTTTCATCAATTTCACCAGTTTCAACATATTTAAAATAAGAATAATTTTTACCAATAGAATCTAATGGCAGTAAATAGGGGACCAAGCGAGTTTCGCTGGGGTCAACGTCAATAGGTAATTCTGTCCCAATAGCTATTTGACCAGTTAGTCTATCTGTATGTCTATCAAATTCCTTTAATGCTTTTAATTTAATATTTGATGTTGTTTCTTTCATTTGATCAATCAAAATACTAACTCCACTGTGAGATTCACATGTAGAAATTAGATTTTGTGAAGACGAATCGATAGCAATAATGTTATTTTTCTGAGGATTTATAAAATTACTTGAATCTGAAATGCTAATTGCTGTAGTTTCAGAAAATCCCTTTTCTGGATTTATAATTTCTGGTGGGTAAAATCTCATACCCAAAACAGCACCATCAGTTAAACGATAAAATCTATCAGGAAAAACAGGTGATGGTGTATTTGCTTTAAGAATATAATTATAAAATTCTTTCATTTTTTATACCATAGGTGCAATTGGGGTTCCGGTTGGTCCTCTATAAGAACCATGGATGTGTGTGTTATATATTCCTTTGTTTGTAACATCAGTCATAAGATATGCCATCATAGTTGCAAATGTTCCTGTTGGGGCAGTCACAATAGAAGATGACGCTATAATTCCAGTGGCATGAATACACCCCGGAATCGCTACAGGAAAATCTGGACCAACAGCAATACCTCCTGTTAATGTTACAAACCCCAATGGTCCTGCACTCATTCCCATACCTGCATCAATTCTGGTTAATGCAGAAACCTTTTGTGCTGCTACTTCACCGTCAACAGTAACATCAGAATAAACCATAACCTGACCTGCACCAATAAACATAGTTCCACCAAGGTTAGGATTTGCTTTTATGTGCATGTCGCCTTCAGATAAAATTCTGGATTCCCCTTTTACAACTTGTTCAAAATTACCTTCAACGATTTGTGTATAATTACCTTTAATTCTTTCGATCTTATCACCCATAATATCAAAGACAGCACTACCTTCAACTGTAATATTACACTGACCTTTGATTAAAACGTTTTTGTCTTTTATTACGATTTCATAAGAATCACCCTGAACCTTAACAACTTGATCTCCATTGGGATGCATTTCAACAAAAGTTTCTTTTCTGTGTTGTAAACGAACCCTCTCTCTACCGGGGGTGTCGTCCATTTCAAAGGTATGACCAGACTCTGTTTGTGTGATATTATTATATGGATACTTTGGTTGAGCATCCTCATTTGCTGCTGATTCTGGTTCAATCCAACTATTTGGTTTTGTTGCCATTTCAATCCCTGTTAATTAACAATACGTTTTGCATTTTCTAAGTCTTCTCTTGTTATAGAGAAAGTATTAGTTCCAACAGCAGTAACCGCAGTTTTATTGTTATTCTCAATTTGTCTGGTTATGGAAGTAGTTAATCCGTTAACCGCAGACTCTGTGTTTTTACTTAAATTTTCAGAAAAGTTTTCGATGTTGTTTAATGTGTTAGTTCCATTTACAACGACACCCTGTGCTGTTGCTATTGTGTTTTGTACCATATTGTATGTATTTACAGTTTCTCTTGCTATTGTACCAACAATAGCTGCAACTTCTCTGATTTCTCCGGGTATCAAATTAGAAATAAAACTAGTTAATGCACTATAAATTTGAGAAATGATCTGTGATAAACATGCTTGTGCCATACCAACCAATCTAGCAGGTAAAGTTGCTGCAAACTGCACTAATGAATTTACAACATTAATAACTTCGTTAACACACTGTAAAACTCTATTCACATCTTGAATAAATGATTGAATCTGTTTAAATATTGCAAGTATTCTTTTCAACTCAGAAGTGAAAAATGATGTGATGCCCGTAGCATCAACCCCCAAAGCAGCAAGTAAAGCATTTATTGTAGTTCTAACAGTTTGGGCAACCTTTGAAAAATAAAAGTTAGCACCACAAGCACTAGCTTTAACAAACATAGTAATGTCACAAGCATGACTTAAATTTTCGTTTGTGTGTTTTACTCCAGTACCTTCCAATTCACCATAAGAAAGTCTTCTGTAAAGAGAAGGTTCGTTCTTTTTTCTATCTTCTACCCAATCTGGTGGTCTTGGTCCCTCTTCAACTTCACCCTTAGTTCTTGGGTCGAAAAACCCCCAATTATTTGGGGGTGGTGTATATTCTTTTCCTGCAACGTTAGCTTGAACGGTATCTACACCAGAGAATACTCCTGTGATTACTGGAGACTGTCCTGCCTCACCGTCCTTGAAATACCCCATGACCCAATCACCTTCACGGGGCACACATGCGGTTTTTGTTGCTGTTGTTGGTTGTAAAACTATCGCCCAAGGTAACTTTTCTGTGGGTAGAATATTTTTATCTTTAGGGTGTAATCCAAATATACGAACTCTAAGTTGACCCATAAAGAGTGGATCTTTTCTATCTTCGACGACACCAACCCACCAAACAAGCGGTTTTCGTCCATAAAAATCAGGTGCAAGCATTACTTCGGTTCCTTATTCGAATCAGAACAAATTTCTATTAGAGTTTCATGTCTATCGTATTTAATAATGTGGCGAACACCACTGATCAGGTATCTACCACTTAAAAATGGATCTAGTGTTGTTTCGTTCGATTTATTAAACTGTGCAAATTTAGGAACTTCCAACTCAACAACACTACCTGAAAATAAACCAAAATTTCCTGCCATGGTTAGCTGTAATCTCTTTTCTGCTAATAATCCAAATGTATGTTTTCTCTGAAAGATATAATCTTCTTCATTATCCTTAATAACACATCGAATCGGATCATGCTCTTGTAACCATTGATTTGGTCTTCTTTGTAGTTCATATGGATATGCAGCAATTCTAGCTTTACTAAATGCTCCATCAATACCACCTTCAGGTAAAGAGGAATTTTCAGGAACATTTGGATATGGGTTTAGATGATAGTTACTGTTTTTATATAATGAAGAAAATGTATGAACTTTTTCTTCCCACACTCTGATCAAAGGATCAAATCCAATAAAGGTTCCACCATAGACACCGTTTTGAATTGCATCCTTTACAGTACCATATGACATAATTTTAAGATCACGGGCACCTAACAACTCATTACCTAAACTGTTATCAACATCTTTTGTTGTTGTATTAATTATCCAAGAAGGATCTCTTGTTCTATCCATGAGGTACGAAAGAGACGCAAAGGAGTAACCATATGGTTGCTGATAAAAAACATAATCTGGTTTACCGTTCCCCGGAAATATTGCTCTACGTGAAAACCAATCTAATGCTTCAAATGGTGTAATGTTTGGAACAACAATATCAAAACGTTTTTGTGTTGGGACCACAACAAAAATTTCAGGCACTTGGTTTGGGACACCAAGATATTGTGTTAAAATGGTCATAGCCATTTCACTGTAGGTCTTATTCTTAAAAACGTGCTGTACCTTTGTTTGTTCAGAAACCAACATCTCTTTTGACACAAAATGTAATGTGTAAATTTGAGATGTTTGACTCATATTTGTTCGATTTGCAATCTTTTGTATACGAAACGTTCTATTGAATAAAAATGCACCAATAGAATTCTGAGCATCTCCCTTATCAATTTGAATTTTAATAAATTCGCTACCGTCAAATTTAAGAAGATTAATTAAATTAATAGAATCACGAATTACTATATTACCTGACATACATGGCATGAAAAGATTATCGAATATATTTAACTCTTCAAATATAGCACTAACATCCACTTCACCTGAAGTTGTTATGATTTTTAATTCTTCTATCTTAAAATTGGTAGGTTCAATCATGTTCTAAAGATCTCTTTCAATTGTGATGTTGCAGAACTTACAAATTCTTGTTTAAGAATTTTTATATTACGCTTTTTTTCATTTTCTTCAGTTTCATATTCGTAAAATGTTTTTGTTTGACCTGAAACTTCAATACTCAAACTATTTCCATCTTTCAACATCATAGATTCATAGGTATAGTCTTGGGGATTTTCTAAAATATCTAGATACGTATTAGCATCAACTTCAAATTTTTGTATGTTAACAATTTTAGACGGTAAACTGGCATTTATAGTGTTTGTTACAACTTTATAATATGAATGCTGATTCGACATTGCATATTCCACACTACCATACTTAGAAATAATATAACGATTGAAAGTCGAATAACTTAAAGGCCAATCGTATAAAGGATCTATAATATCATTCATTAAAAGAATGATCCAATGTCGTTCTGGATTACCATATAGTTTATATGCTAATATTTCTGGTGTTTCTTCGTCCTTCACTCTATGAAAATAATATGCAGAAACATTATTTTTAAATTTTTCTTCAAATGATATCCTAGCTGATATGTTGGTGACATATGTTTGATAGAAATCATTATAATTATAATATTCTTTTGGAAAGTTTGAAAAGTATAATGCCATTTTTTATATTGGTGAAACACCATTAGCTAAGTCGTTTGCGGCAGTATCGCCAGTACCACTATAATGCTCTTTTGTCATATATTCTGTTTCTCTAAACTGTAGACCTAATCTAATTCCAACAGGCATACCAGTTCCACCTAATGAAACGGAAGGATTATTATATTCTTCATATGCACTCCATCCCTGTGGTGCATAATCAACATCAATGGTTTCGAGAACACATGTTGAAATTGGATCTATATTGACATTCTCTTGCCCATTATAATAAAACTTGATGTCGAATGTAGACGGGGGCACTAAAAAGAAACCTTTTGATTCTTTGAATATTTCAGGAGAATGGTGAAATCTTAATCGTCTTATCATTTTTTGTAATTCTGCGGCTTCAGACTTACTTCTTGGATATAGAAGAAAATCAAATCTAAATTCTCTAAATGTAGGTTTAGAATAAATAACTTCCATCATCGGATTCATGGCAAGACCAGTTAAATTTTGAAAAATAGCTTGACCACCACTATTAACACCCGGAAGATTTTTCGAAGCAACCGCTAAAAGTGATGCGGATAAATTTTTAGCTGCACCCGCAGTTGGATCTTTTGCAGCATTTCGATTTCTCATTAATTCTTGAAAGCTACCAGCACCAGTCAATGCAGCACCAGCTACAGTTCCACCGATACCGAATTCATCATATTGTTGTCTTGAAGAATATGCAACAGTATCTGGTATATGCAACACAAATGCTTCTGTGGTTCTGATTGTGTTGTTAATGTTAGAAATCAAATAATTGATATCATAAGTAGCATCACTGGAACCAGCAATTCTATTTGCATTTTCCACACGAGTTGGTTTATTTACAGGATCTGCGGTATATGGATACTGAGTTCTTCGTTGCACATTAGCAAATAACATCAAATAATGACCAGTTCCACTTACTGCATATGAGGACGAAACTACCGCAGGATTTTCAGTTCCAATATTTTCAGGAAATCTATAAATTGATAAGTTGTTATTTTCAACTGCTAAAGGAACTTCTGTTTCATTTCCATAAGAAACTGTAAAAGATGAAATGGAACTATACGTTCCAACAGTTTCAGATGTTGTTGTGTTGATATCTGGGGAGTTGAATTGGGGTTCCATTTATGATCCTAATGTTTACATTTTATATTTATATGCTAAATAATAGTAAAAACATATCATGGCAAAATATCACCAAGGCATCTACAAAATAAAAAATAGACACAAATATAAGGGAGATCCTGATAACATTGTGTTCAGATCTTCATGGGAATTGAAGGTGTTAAAATATTTAGACGAGCATCCTGCTATTCTTTGGTTTGCGTCAGAAGAATTACCAATTCCATATATCAATCCAGTGGATAAAAAGAAGCATCGTTACTTCCCAGATTTCATCCTAAGAGTGAAAAAGAAGGATGGTAGTGAAGAAACTCATATGTGGGAAATCAAACCTTTTAGACAAACTCAAATGCCAACACAAAAACGAAAAACAAAAAGATTTCTTGAAGAGTCGGTAACATATGCAATTAATCAAGAAAAATGGAGAGCAGCAGAATTATTTTGTCTTGAACATGGTTGGAAGTTCAGTGTAATAACAGAAAAAGATTTAGGAATATAAGATAAATATAATATGGCCAAAAAAACATTAATTGATAAACTAAAAGAAGATCTTGCTAAGGAAGGTATTCAAGCAAGAACTAATAAGTCACGAACATGGTTGAAGTCCAAAATGCTTCAACTAAAGGGTAGTGCAGTAACTCCAATTTTAGATGATCCAAAAAGAACAGATTTAAGAAGAAACATCAATATTGGTAAAATGTATTTTTACATTTATGATCCTAAATGGAAAGACAAACTACCATATTATGATATATTTCCACTAGTAATTCCTATTGAAGAGTATGGTGATAGTTTCCTTGGTTTGAACTTACACTACATCAGTCCGAATGCAAGACTAAGTTTACTTTCAAAATTGGAAGAAATTGTAACAAATAAAAACTACAATAATCAAGCCAGATTAAGAATTAGCTATCAGTTCCTAAAAGCAAATCGTAGAACGTTTGAAGCAATGCCTTGCATTAAAAAATATCTATATTCACATGTAAGTTCACCGTTTCTTCTAGTCAAACCAGAAGAATGGGAAATTGCAGCACTTCTACCTGTAGCCGGATTCATGAAGGCAACCGAAAATAAGGTTTGGAGAGATTCAAGGATGAGATTCTAATGGCATTCAACATAAATGACTTCTATTCTAACTTAAATGCAAAGAATGGTCCAGTAAGATCTGCAAATTTTGAAATCAACATGGCAATTCCAATCTTGGTTGGAGGAGCAGATCAAATAAGATCTTTGACCTTACAGTGCGAATCAACAGATATTCCGGGCAAATCATTGGTTACAAATGATATTAAAACTTATGGTCCTTTGTATAAAGTGCCAT